ACATTTGAGCAACTTTTAACTCTCGCTCTCTTGTTACGTTGTGAGCCCCCGCATTTTTTCTAATACCTGACATTTCAAAATCAAGTTTAGAGTTTTTGTCACTAGGATCAACTTTTTTAAGTCTTAATTCCTGAGCGTGTGTAGACCAATGCGTAGCCGCATTGTAAACATCCCATACGCTAGGTAATTGACGCGTTGATCTTACGCTACCATTGCATAGTCTTGCTGACTCTCGCATTACATACTCTAAGACTGGCTCAGAGTGAGTCTCAGCTTCATTCAATGCTCGTTGCTTAAATGATTGAGATTTTTTAGCAATCGTCTGTTTAACTACGTCAGAGACAGCGTCCCACGCTACACGCTTAGTAGTCCAATATTTAAACTTCTCAATATCCTGGTTAAACATTGTAGCCGCGTTTGACAGTTTAGCAATTTCAGCATTTAAACTAAAACCGCTAGTATGTTTACGTGTAACTACCATTGCGAACTGAGCTGAGACTAAACCATTCATACAAATTGAATTGATTGCCCCAAACGCTGAGAACCAAGCCCAACTACCATCAAATGAATTAAATAAATCTAATTTCAGAGATATTTTTTCATTATCAGTAACATTGAACTGATAGTTATTAAACACTACTGTTCGACGTGCTTTTCTACCGCCTTCTAAAATTCGATCAGTAACTGTTACGTCACTACAATCTAAATTTTTAGTTAACACTTCGTTGTATTTTTGTAATACGTCGAATGTGCTTTGAGCGTGGTATTTTTCAGAGTGAACACCAACAACTGACGATCCAACTTTTTGACCATCAGGTGTAGTGTAGCCTTTTCTTACTAGAACTTTTTTACCAACCGCGTTTTCACAGTATTCACCAGTATGCACAGGATCAGGAACCCTTAACGATACAGGCTCAACCTGAAAATCGAACGCTGATAAATTATTTATATCATTATGTTTCATATATTTACTTTCTAGTACCTACAGAATAGGCAAGACCTGTATATCATACTGGCAAGTAATGTACACTAATTAGTGAAAAAAAATTTTATCCACAGAAAAAATAACCACAAATCACGACCCACTACATATTGTGTCAATGTGACAAATCGCCGCACAATATATTGTGTCAATGTGACATATTGTCGCATACTATATTTAGTGGTGTGATATTTTTGCAACGCTATATCTTGTATCGTGTCAGACTTTATGGGTGGGGGTGCCCGCGTCCTCCCCCCACCCTTATTTTTTTATTTTTTAAAAAAAAACCGAGGCGCTTTTGGCGCCTCGGCTGGTCGGACAAGACCTGCAGGTCTTGGTTACGCTGTTCTTTTGAACCTGAATGTTGCAACACAATACTCTGTTGAACCACTCGCTCTTTTGTTCAAAGCCTTTGCGATTGCATCGGCTGTGTTAAAGTCTTCGTAACCTTCATTCTTTTCGACACTAAGTATTGGTCGTTTAGTACCGTGCTCAGTAGCGATTCCCTGAGTTACGAAGTAATATGTTTTAACCATATTATTTTTCCTTTCTCAGCTATCATCATCAGTGCAACTTGCTGAAGGTTGCAGAGCGGGGCCGAAGCCCCGCTTTCGAATTACTTTTTCTTGGTTAGCTCTAAGCCGTCAGCTTCCAGTTTATGTGCAATATAATTATTGCAGATAAAAAAGCCTAACCAAAGAAGATTTCGTTCTGAGGCGATGTGTTTACCAATGAAGTCAGACACTTCCTTCTCAGTTTTGAAAGTAACCACAAATCCATTCTTTTGTAATTGCATAGTCTTGTCCTCCTTTCTGTACACAGATTACCACAGCCAAATATAATTAGTAATGTTATTTTTGCATAACAGATATGCAAGAAACGCATGGCTAAGCCTAGGCAAAAGCAGAGGGAGACTGGAGGGCGGGGAAGCACGCCCCCTAACCCCACCCTTATTTTTTTATTTGAGAGGTCCCAAATGGATTCTGAAATTAGAACTTTTTTATTTTATCAATCCCCTATATATTAATAGGGATCCTAATTTTACCTATATAATGCTGGATTTATATTTAGATAGACGGTAAAAACTTTTTGGTTCCATATGGCAATAGATTTCGAGAAATTTAATAAATTACCAGAAGCTGTTCGAAGAGAATTTCAAAAGACACTTTTGCAATGGCAAGAGGCAGTAAAAATTGAAAAAGCTCAGAATGATTTTCTGTCTTTTGTAAAATATGTTTGGCCAGAATTTGTTGAAGGTTACCATCATAAAAAAGTTGCAGATGTTTTTAATAAATTATCTAAAGGAGAAATTAAACGTGTTATCATTAATATGCCTCCTAGACATACTAAATCTGAATTTGCATCCTACTTGTTACCTGCATGGATGGTTGGAAGAAATCCAAAATTAAAAATTATTCAAACAACGCACACCGCTGAACTAGCCGTGAGGTTTGGTCGTAAAGCCAAGCACCTCATAGATACAGCCGAGTACAAAGAAATTTTTAAAACAAGTTTACGAGAAGATAGTCAAGCCGCTGGTCGTTGGGAAACATTACAAGGTGGTGAATATTTCGCAGCGGGTGTTGGGGGAGCAATCACAGGTCGAGGTGCAGACTTATTGATTATAGATGATCCACACTCTGAACAAAATGCAATGTCAAAAGATTCAATGGAAAAAACTTATGAGTGGTATACATCAGGCCCACGTCAACGTCTTCAACCAGGTGGAGCAATTGTTTGTGTAATGACACGTTGGGCAACTAATGATCTAACAGGAAAATTAATTGATGCACAGCGAAAAGAAAATACAGATCAATGGGAAGTCATTGAGTTCCCAGCAATCATGCCATCAGGTAAACCTCTATGGCCTGAATATTGGAAGATAGAAGAATTACAAAAACAAAAAGCTGTATTACCTTTAACTAAATGGAATGCACAGTGGATGCAGAATCCAACATCAGAAGAAGGTGCAATCTTGAAACGTGAATGGTGGCAGGATTGGGATAAAGATTATTTACCACCTTTAGAACATGTTATTCAATCTTACGATACTGCTTTTTTAAAAAAAGAAACTGCAGACTATTCTGCTATCACAACATGGGGAGTTTTTAGTAATGGTGAAGATTCTGGCAAACAATTAATTTTATTAGATGCAATGAAAGGACGATATGAGTTTCCAGAACTTAGAAGAGTTGCTCTAGAGCAATATAAATATTGGCAACCTGAAACAGTTATTATTGAATCAAAAGCTTCTGGATTACCATTAACCTATGAATTACGTAAGATAGGAATACCAGTAATTAACTTTACACCGAGCAAAGGAAATGATAAACATGCAAGAGTTAACTCGATCGCACCACTATTTGAGAGTGGGTGCATATGGGCGCCCAAAAGAGAAAACTTTGCGCAAGAAGTCATTGAAGAATGTGCTTCATTTCCTTTTGGCCAACACGACGACTTAGTGGATAGTACAACTCAAGCTATTCGTAGATTCAGGGAAGGTGGTTTAATGTCACATCCCGAAGATTATGAGGATGAAAAAATTGACCAAAAGAAACACGTTTACTACTAAACGTTTAACAAGAACAATTCCACCTAAAGCAGGTCCTGTATCACAAGGCTTGAATATTCCAAATAAACAAGTTAAAGTGGTAAGATTGGAGAAAATTAATGGCAGAAATAGATAAGGCGTTACCCAACGTCGAACAAACAATCAAAATTGAAAACCCAGAAGAAGCGATTCAAACAGCTCAAGAGGAATTAGAAAATATTCCAAAACCAGGCGAAGTAGAAATTATTCCTACTGAAGATGGCGGAGCTGAAATTAATTTTGAACCTGGTGCTGTTAACCAACCTAATACAGAAAATCATTTTGACAATTTAGCAGAATTACTACCAGACAATATTACTAATCCCATCGGTTCTGATTTATATAAAAATTATCAAGACTATAGAATGTCAAGACAAGATTGGGAAAGAACTTATGTTGAAGGTTTAGATTTATTAGGATTTAAATACAATGATAGAACAGAACCTTTCAAAGGTGCATCAGGTGTTACACACCCTGTATTAGCAGAAGCAGTTACACAATTTCAATCACAAGCTTACAAAGAATTATTACCAGCAGACGGCCCTGTTAGAACAAGAATTATTGGTGCTGTTTCACCTGAAAGAGAACAACAATCTCAAAGAGTTCAAGAGTTTATGAACTACGAACTTATGTTCAAGATGAGAGAATATGAACCTGAGTTTGATCAAATGCTATTCTATCTGCCCTTAAGCGGCTCAGCTTTTAAGAAAGTTTATTATGATGATCTTTTAGGACGAGCCGTTTCCAAATTTATTCCAGCAGACGATTTAATTGTTCCGTACTCAGCTACCTCATTAGAAGATACGGAAGCAATTATGCATGTTATTAAGATTTCTGGTAACGATCTTAGGAAACAACAAGTAAGTGGTTTCTATAGAGATATTGAATTACCAGAAACTTATAACAATGAAACAGATGTTGAAAGAAAAGAACATGAATTAGCAGGTGAAAGAAAATCAGGTAACGAAGATATTTATACTTTGATTGAATGTCACGTGAATTTAGATTTAGAAGGATTTGAAGACAGAACAGTTGATGGAACTGAAACAGGAATTAAACTTCCTTACATCGTAACAATTGAAGAAGGATCAAGACAAGTTTTGTCTATTAGACGAAACTATCAACCTAATGATCCACAAAAGAAAAAGATTTCTTATTTTGTACATTTTAAATTTTTACCAGGTTTAGGGTTTTACGGTTTCGGTCTAATCCACATGATAGGTGGACTGTCTAGAACAGCGACCGCAGCTTTAAGACAGTTGTTGGACGCTGGAACATTGTCCAACCTGCCAGCTGGTTTTAAGATGAGAGGTATAAGAATACGAGATGATGCCCAATCGATACAACCTGGTGAATTTAGAGATGTAGATGCTCCTGGAGGTAATCTTAGAGATGCCTTTATGACACTACCTTTCAAAGAGCCAAGTACCACGCTCCTCCAACTTATGGGCATTGTGGTTGCTTCAGGTCAACGATTCGCGGCTATCGCAGATATGCAAGTGGGCGACGGAAATCAACAAGCAGCTGTAGGTACAACTATGGCATTATTGGAACGTGGCTCGCGGGTTATGTCTGCTATACACAAAAGATTATTTGCTTCACTGAAAAATGAATTTGAATTATTAGCAAAAGTATTTGCAACTTATATACCTGGTCAATATCCGTACGACGTGGTCGGTGGCCAGAGGTTTATTAAGGTTCAAGACTTTGACGACAAGGTAGATATTTTACCTGTTGCAGATCCTAATATTTTTTCACAATCACAGAGAATTACTTTAGCACAAACAGAATTACAATTAGCAAGTTCTAATCCACAAATGCACAATATGTATAATGCGTACAGACAGATGTACGAGGCATTAGGTGTGAAAGATATTGATAGAATTTTACCAAGACCACCACAAGAGGTCCCAAAAGATCCTGCATTAGAACATATTGATGCATTAGGTAACAAACCATTTAAAGCATATAGGGGACAGGATCATAGAGCCCATATAACCGCACATTTAAACTTTATGTCGACTAATATAGCTCGTAACAATCCTATTGTTATGGCAAGTTTAGATAAAAATATTTTTGAACACATTAGTTTGATGGCTCAAGAACAAGCAGAATTAGAATATATTGATAGATTACAGATGATTGAACAAGATCCACAACTACTTCAAGAGTTTGAAGCAAGAAAAGCAAAAATTATTGCTGAGATTATGGAAGAATTTGCAAAAGAAGAGAAGGAAATCACTTCACAATTCGATAATGATCCTATTGCTAAGCTAAGATCAAGAGAATTAGACATTAGAGCGATGGAAAATGATCGTAAGAAGCGTGCAGATGATGAAAGATTGAATTTAGATCGTATGAAAGCTCTGCAAAACAGACAATATCAAGAAGATAAGCTTGAACAAAACGAAGATTTAGCAAAATTAAGAGCTGGAGTGTCTCTCGCTAAGCAAGAATTATCAAATATAAATAAAAAAGGACCCTTTTAATGGATTTAGGTAACTATACAGGAGGCGGAGCAGGTCGAGGTACTTCTACAGCAGACCAAAGTATGGCTGCTTCTGGTACAACTGGAAGTATTAGTGGTGGATATTCTGGTCCATCGGGTGATAGTGGTAGTGGTTCTGATAATTATGCAACTTTTGTACAAGCATCCAAGTCTAGAAAAGGTTTAGATGCTCTAAAAGACTATTTTACAGGTGATCAGTATGATTATGGGTATCAAAGAAATTTTAGAAATGATTTAAAAGGCATAGGAGGGTTTTTATTAGGTTTAGCTAACCCTGCTTTAGGTTTAGCTTACCGAGGATATCAAGCATTCAAACCTGAATTAAATACTTTCTATAATTCACCAACCATAGAAGCTTTTTTAAACAATAGAAGAAATTTAAATGAAGAAGTTCCTTTCAATAAAGATACAAAAATTTATCAACCTGAAGGCATTGGTCAAATAAAAGACCCTATGTTAGTTGCAGAGTTGACTAAAGCACAACAAAAAGCTTTAGCGGGTCA